TACAAGATGATTCTCGGCAGCAACGAAATGAAGTTGAGTACGGGATTGGTTTCCTCTTCTTTGGCTTCCGAAGTGTTCACCGGCATCGGTTTGCCGCGTATTGAAATCAAGGAGGACTACGTGAAAGACCAGACGGGAAAGAATGTGCAGATTTACGCGGATAACCGTATTACTCTGTTACCTTCTGACAACATTGGTTATATGCGCCATCATACCCCGTATGAAGCGACAGACCCAGTACAAGGACGTACTTATATCCCGTCAGAGGGGCAGATGCTTATCTCTAACTACCGTGACAAAAACGGTCGCTACATGGAATATACGGCAGAGTGGATTCCGCAGATTTCCAATCCAGATTTGATAACCAATTTCGATTTGAGCGAAATTGCATCCATCCAATCAGCATAAGGGGGTAGGATATGAAAGTAAAGGTTATATCAGTTTTCCGCGACAAGTTCACCGGAAAGTATTATACTCCCGGTGAATTGATTGAAGTCGGTGAGGAAGCCCGTGTGCTGGATATGGAAAGCCGCAGACTCGCTGAACGGATTGAGGTGAAAGCTCCCGAAGTGAAAGCCCCTGAAGAAAAGAAAGAGGTGAAAATTTCCCTCTTTGAAAAGGAGTTTGAGAAGAAGGCTTTGATTGATGCTTTGAAGTCTATCGGTGCGCAGGCTTCCGGCAATATGAAAGAGGAAACTCTTTTGGCTAAGGTTGCAGAACTGGATGAAGAATCAACAGCCAAACTGAAAGAAGCATTAGGTATCGAGTAAAAGGATAGGGTAGTGCTTCTACCCTTCCATTGTCTAATTTTATAAATCAGAAAAGAAATGAAGAATTTTATTTTTGCCATGTGTGGCTTTTTAATGATGTCTTTGGTTTCGTTGAGCGTGCAGGCATCGAGTGTGGAATCTTCTAAGTGTGAGTATGTGACTCCATCGGTTGATGCCAGTCTGCCGGATATTCAGTTTATCACTTTGGAAACGGCTCCGGCTGATTGTGTTGTACTGACCATGCCACAGACTATATTCTTGGTTACAAATAACCCGGCTATGATGTGTTCGATAAAAGAGGAAGCGGCTATTCAAGGGATACGAATTAATGTTCCCAAATGCCCGTTCAGATACATCTATAAATCAAAGTATTGCACGCATTATAGCTATACCGCATATAGTAAGCTGATTACACCATATTGATTGATAACAGTCATGAGTAACAAGGAGTTTGTATTAAGCGTATTTGATAAGAATCCCCCGTCTAATCTTGTAGTTGAAAATATACTTTCAAGAACGGGATTGGATGGCGAAGCACCTTTTGCCGAGGAAAATAGGGCAAGATTAGAGGTCGCTTGTGCCAAGCAAATTCCGTGGATGATACAAAATCCATCTTCGGTCAGCGAAAGCGGATTTTCTGTGTCTTGGTCTAATCATGTTGATAGCCTAATGAAATTGTACTCATGGCTGTGCAAACAGTACGGTTTGAAAGACGAACTGAGTAACAAACCTAAAGTGACTTTCTTATGATATTCGCTCCCCACATATTGCAGGTTAAGGTTATCACCCCGATGGATAAGGATGAGTTCGGAAGACCTATTCCCGGTACAGGTGGTGAATACTGGCAGGAGGTATGCAAATGCCGTTGTGATGATGTAAGTGCGGAAAAGAAAGTATCTATCAATGGTGCTTTGTATGATTTCAAGTACAAGGTAGTCTTTGACAAGCCGTCAAAGGTTGAAGCAGGTGCAGAGGTTCGTTGTTTGAATGTCGATGGAAGCATAAGAGGTGAAGGAGTTGCTAAAAGCCCTTTGGAAACAAACTATTTTTCCTACAGAGTAATATGGTTGGAATAGATGCAGACTTTTCGGATGTTGACCAGTTCTTTGAGGACGGAACAAGCGAAGTCGTTGCTGGCATGAAAGAAGAGGGAGAGGCATTTGTTGAAGATGCAAAAGCTACCGGAAACTATCAAGACCACACAAAACATTTGAGAGAATCGAATGATTATGAGGTTAATGAAGATGGCTTAATTCTGAAAAACGAAGCTGATTATGCTTCATTCGTGGAATCCAAAGGATTTGAAGTTGCAGGAAGTGCAGCGATAAGGACAGAAAAAAGATTGAAAGATAGATTTGAACGATGATAGTAACCACCGACATAGGAAACATCCTCTACCGGGACTGCAAGATTTTCGGAATAGACATAGTACCAGCAGGAGAAACGCTGACGGGTGAATTGAAGTCCGAAAGGATTGTCATCCACACGAAGAAACAACAGCCGGGAACTTATTGGAAGAAATCTTTCGCAGAAGTGAATCTATGTGTACCCAATTTAAGCGAGAATGAAGCGAACACAATCCGGCTTAACGAACTTGAAAGAAAGGCTGGCAAGCTGTTTGATGATGTAGTAAGCACCTATGATGGTATGACATATCGTTACTCTATTGATTCTATCGGTACAGAAGCGGACACAGCTTTGAAGTGTCATTATGTGAATGTGAGAATTTTGTTTAATGTATTAAATGTAAAATGATATGATTACAGCAGTAGAAATTGACGAACTGTATTATGCAGAACCGATTAAAACGGTTACTACTCCAGCTGCCGGATTAACAGGCGCAGAAGTAGCCACCATCTTGAAAAACGCAGCAACGAAGCGGGTCAAGAATGTGCATGGTGACACGTATCAATACGAAGAAGCAGAGGCAAGTGTAACTCGTTACAAAAACGCTTTGACTGGTGAGTACTACCGGGAAACGTCTGAACCGGGTGAGGTGAAAATCAACTTCACCATTGGTGAGTATGATTATGCTACAAAGGCTGATTTACAAGGTGGTAAAGCCACAGAAAAGAATTGGGAAAGAGGCAAGTATAAGCCTATTCATAAATGTGTGATTGGTAAAACCAAAGACGGAGTTTATGTTGTGTTTCCGAAAGCGGCTATCAATGCCCGTGGCTCTAATACCGATAAGGCTGTCGGATTGGCTGTTTCGGCCGTTCCCCTTTCCACAGGTGTAGATGGATTGGCTTCCGAAAAGTGGTTTGACGAATCGGAAGTTGTAGTGCCGGAAGGTTGATAATTTTTCAGTAAAAGGATTGTTTTCAGATGGCGGTGGGTGGTTGCTCACCGCCTTTTTAATTTAATGTTATGAATAATCAAGCAGCAAAAACGGTTTCTGATGCCCTATTAGGGCTGGATTTTAAAAATGTAGGGATAGGTGGAATCGTTTATACCATCAAACCGCCTACAATTAAAGTTATCTGTCGTGCCATTCATCATTTTTCCAATATCGCCCTGCGAGGAGATAATATCATGGAGGCTATTAAAGAGCTTCCTAAAGCTACTGAAGATATGCTGAAAGGTATTTCATGCTTCATCTGCGGGAATGATAGTTTGGTCAAAGAATTGGAGAACGGCACTTTTGAAGAAGTCAAAGATGCCTTGGAAGTCTGTTTCTCTATGATGGATATATCGGCTTTTCAGTGTGTCAGCTCGATGAGGAACGTGTCGATGCTGGCAGCAAGACCGAAACAGTAGGAAACACAACGTTCTTCGGGCAGATAGCCCATTTGATTGACACGCTTCATCTGAGTTATACAGAAGTGTTTGAGGTTATCCCTTATCGGAATTTGCTGATGATGCAACGGGATAAATTACACGCAGTATATGGTGGTCAAAAAGTGAATAGAATCAGTGGTAAGGAATTGGCTAATCGTAGGAAAAAGAAATAGATATGGCGAAATTATATTTTAAGGTAGGTAGTGACTGGGAAGAAGTTGTAAGGCTCCGTAATGAAATTGCGAAGTTAAAACAAGAGTTAATGAGCATGGATGGCACGCAGTCTCCTGCTGCTTTCAAGGCTTTAAATGTCCAACTTGCTGCATCTAATCAAAGATTGGATGAGTTGGTGACTAATGCAGCCAAAGCTGGAGCGGAGATGGAAACGGGATTCAAAAGGAAAATCTTCGATGCTTCCCAATCTGTAAATGGGTTCACAGAGAAGATTATCGCTCAAAAGAATGCCATAGGTTCTCTTCAAACAACTATTCGTAAAAATAAGGAGTTATATAAGAACATCGTTTCAAGAGGTGGGGAAGATAAAGAACTGCTTAATCACATCAGCAAACAAGAAAGAGCGCTCGGTAAAGAACGGGATGCTTTATTCAACCTCACCCAACAGCAAGCCGAAGCGCGTCTTTCCGTAAAGAAACTCCGGGATGAATATACACTTTATAAGAATGATGGGAAACAAGTAGTAGAAACTAACGAAGGTATCGCTATATCTTGGAAGAAAGCGCTGGCAGTTATTGGTGGCGCCGGAGTATTAAAGGCATTAGGTTCTGAAATGATTCGTGTGCGTGGCGAATTTCAATCTATGCAGACCGCTATTGAGACTATGGTTGGAGAAGATATAGCAGGGCGACTGATTCCGCAAATCAAGGAGCTGGCTAAGATTTCTCCACTTACTATGTCAGATATGGTTGGAGCAGAAAAGATGATGCTTGGATTTAACATACAAGCAGAAGACACTATCAAATACTTGAAAGCCATTAGTGATATTTCTATGGGAGAATCCAGTAAGTTCAATTCGCTGACTTTGGCATTTTCACAGATGTCAGCAGCGGGTAAACTTATGGGGCAGGATCTGAATCAAATGATAAACGCTGGATTCAACCCGTTACAGATTATTTCCGAAAAGACAGGAAAGTCTATTGCTACACTCAAAGATGAAATGTCCAAAGGTGTTGTTTCCGCTGAAATGGTACAGCAGGCGTTTATAGATGCCACATCGGCAGGCGGTAAGTTCTACAATATGTCTGAGAATGCTTCAAAGACTATCAATGGTCAGTTGTCTATGATGCAGGATGCTTTGAATTCCGTGTTTAACGAATTGGGAACTAAGTCGGAAAGTGTTATCATGGACGGTATTCAAATGACAACTTCGTTGATTCAGAATTATGAAACAGTAGGGAAGGTCTTGGCTGGATTAGTGGTTACTTATGGTACATACCGGACCGCAGTGATGCTTGTTACTGCTGCTGAAAGTAAGCATACCCTTGTGGAGATTGGACTTACCAATGCCCGTTTATTGGCACGAAAAGCGCAGTTAGCTTTAAACGCTGCAATGCTTACTAATCCTTATGTTTTGTTGGCTACTGCCGTTATTGGGCTTGGTGCTGCAATGTGGGCTTTCCACGATTCGACAACCGCGGCGGAGAAAGCGCAAAAAAGATTTGACGAGCAAAAGAAACAGTCTATTAAAAAAGAGCAAGAACATAAACAAAGGCTTGAAGAATTGATTTCCACCCTTCAAAATGAATATACCTCTTCTATGGATAGGGTGAAGGCAATGGATGCAATAAAGAATGAATATCCCGCTCTCTTCCAAAAATACATAGATGAAAAAGGACATATTAGAGACTTGATAGCTTTATGGAAAGAATACAATGAGGAAGCTGGAAAGAGGAACGTAGAAGAGAATAAAATTAATTACAACAACTCTAAAAAACTAATTGGTGAATACGAACAGGTTATCGGATTATGGAAAAGGTTCGGAGAAGACCCGAATTTTCATAAAAACAGTTTGAATGAATCAGAGAAAGAACTTGCTGACAAATATAGGAATGAAACTTTATCTACTTTGAAATCAAAGTTGGATGAAGAAAAAAACATTTTCACAAGTTATCAAAAAGAAGTCCGCTCAGATGAACTCGCTCAATGGCAACTTGATTTAAAGAAAAATACTGATATTCAGATAAAGTCAGAACTGAATGAAATGAAGCGCCTTCAACAAGCAAGAAAGAATAATAAGTGGTATTCTTTGAATGTAGGCATTGGTTCTTTGAAAGGTGCGACTACTGAATCTGAATTGCAAAGTAGAATAGATATACTTGAATCGGAGTTAAAGTCACGTAAAACCTCAACCTACCAGCAAGACCTTGCGAAAGCCAAATCCGATTGGGAAAAGGCAAAGAAAGGTTATGAAGTTCTTTTAAAAGACCAACAAGCAACATCGGAACAGGTAAAAAAGGCCCGTGAAGATATGCTATCAAAAGAGAAAGCCTATAAAGATTTAGGTGGCATCACTGGAAGCTCGTTGACTAAGCAGGAAAATCAAGCCAAGAAAGCAGCCGCCAAGCAACTCAAACAGCAAGAACTGCTTACCGAACAACTCTTTTCCATTCGTCGGAAAAACCAGCAGGATGAAATCAACCTCATGGAGGATGGCACTGAAAAGAAGCTGGCTCAGATTGACTTGGACTATCAAAAAGAACTGGATGCTATTAAAAAACAGCGCAAGGATTGGGAAATGGAGCAAGGTGGAAAACTGACAGATAAACAAGAGGAGAAACTTGGCACATGGGCTTCTAATGCCGCTAAAAAAAGAGAAAGCGATATTGATTCAACAAGTAAAGCCAAACTTGAAGCCGACAAAAAAGCATGGCAGGAGTATTTCATTGAGTTCGGCAACTACCAGGAAAAGCGCAAAAATCTTATTCAGAAGTACAATGACGAGATAGCCAAACTGCAAACCGACAGCCCGGAGTACGCTTCCAAGGTAGCCCAAAAGAACAAGGCTCTTGAACAGCTTGATGAACAGTTCGGTCACTCCACAAAGGCGATGGCAGACCTCTTTGAAGATGCCAGCAATAAGTCCGTTTCCGCTATTCAGTCCATCATTGACAAATACGAAACCCTTGTCAAGTACATGTCCGGTACTGATAAAGACATTTCTATTGCTGATTTGAAAGGAATGGGCTTTACCGATAAAGACATTGAAGGGATAGAAAAAGGGGAAATATCCATCAAGGATGTTACAGACGCAATCAAAGGGTTAAAGGATGAACTTAAAGGAAAATCACCGTGGCAGGCTTTCGTCTCTGACTTGGAGAAAGGGATAGAAGCCATAAAAAAGGGTGGCAACGATTCCAAGAAAATCGGTCAAGGAATCACCGATATAGGAAATACTGTGACGTCTTTTGCCCCTGCATTGAATGAGTTTGGCTCAAGTATCGCCGACATATTCGGATTTGACGACAGTAAGATAACAAGTGCCATTGATGCGCTTGGCGGCTTAGGACAAACGGCATCCGGGGTCGGGCAAATCATGTCGGGTGATATTGTCGGAGGCGCAATGAGTGCGGTTTCTGGAATTTCCGCTGTAGTGTCTGCGTTGGATGGGATGTTCGGTGCCGATTATTCCCACTATAACGAGATGGTAGAGGAATATAACAAACTCTATGAGATATGGGATGAGCTGATAGACAAGAAACTGGAATATATCGGCATTTCCTACGGTATAGAAGCGGACAAGGTCGGAGAAGAGGCGCTTAGCCTTGTTGAAAAGCAGATTGAGGCATATCGCCTGCTGGGAAAAGAATGCCTTAATTCCGGTGCATCCGCAGGTTCCCATTCCATTGGCAAGCGGATGGCAAAGAACACCTCGTCAAGCGACTGGCAGGACATTGCCGACGCACTCGACATGTCAGTCAATGCCGCCAAAGAGTTTATCGGGACCGGAAGAATGACCGGACTGTTTGACCTCACTGTTGAGCAATTGGAGAAACTTAAATCCGAAGCTCCTGCCTTCTGGGCGAAGATGGACGGTGACGTGCAAGAATATTTGAACGGCATTATAGATGGAGAGGAAAGGATTGAGGATATTCAGAACCAGATTAGTGAACAACTGACACAGACAACGTTCGATAGCGTTTTCGACAGTTTTGTGGATACCCTCATGGATATGGGCAGTTCCGCGAAAGACTTTTCTGACAGTTTCAGCGGATATATGCAGCGTGCCGTGCTTACCACAATGGTAGGCAACAAATTTACCGAGGACCTTCAAACGTGGTACGATGCCTTTGCCCAGGCCAATAAAGACCAAGGAGGCATTACGAAGGAGGAGATGGAGGCTCTTCGGAAGCAGTATGACGCAATTGCCGGTTCCGCACTTGCCGAACGTGACAAGCTTGCGGAAATTTTCGGATGGACCAAAGAGGATACCGACAGTAGCACGGATAACTATGAGGATTTCATCGGTAGTATGCAGAGTTCTCTTACTTCCCTTGATGTGACGGCCAAGGATGTTTCTGATAATATCTATGATTACTTCCGTCAGGCAATGATTAACGCTCTGTATGAAAAGGAGTACAAGAGCAAGATGGAAGAGTTGTACAAGACCTTTGAGGGGCTTTCCAAAGACGGATTGTCCGAGAGTGACATGGCACAACTCGGCTCTCAGATTGACCAATACATTGAGCAGATGATGAAGGGCGTAGAGGACGTTAATAGTTTGTTTGCTGACAAGCTGAAGAACGCCGAAGACTTGCAGTCGTTTGTTGATAGCGTCAAGTCTGCCATGTCCTCTGTCGAAGCCACTGCCGAGGATGTGACAGACAACATCTTTGAGTACATCCGTCAGCAGATGGTTGATAAGATGTTCACTGATAGCTTCCAACCGCAGATAGAGGAGTTATACAAGAAGGTTCAGGAAGCCATGTCTGACGGTGACATAACCGGCGCTGAAAAGGATGCGTTAAGAAACGAAGCGGAGAAGTTGGCTAACGACATTACGGCCGCTAAGGATATTCTGAGTGATACTCTTGGCATTACTGAGAGCAACCTAAAGAAAGAACTTGAGGAGGAATTCAAATCATTCTCCGATGGGATATTAAGTTCCTTGTATGATACGGAAGTTACTGCTGAGACTGTTGCCAAGAATATCTCCGATTCCATGCGGAAAGAGCTTATTGAGGCAATGTACCTTGAACAGTACGAACCGCGTATCAAGGCCATCTGGGAAAAATGGAAGGAATACTCAGAGGATGGACTTGTAACCGATGAAGAGCGTACAAACATCAAGAATGACATTGACGGGTTGAGCAAGGAGGTCGCCGATGCTGCCGGGGAAATCAGTGACGCGTGGAAAGACTCTGGAGAGGAGGTAAGGAAAGCGTTCAACTCTTTCTCCGACAGTATCAAGAGTGTGCTCTATGACGCAGAAGCTACCGCCGAGGACATAGCCGACAATATCTATCAATATATGCGCAATGCTTTGGTGGATTCCATGTTTACTGCCCAGCTCCAGCCTCAGATTCAGGCCTGGTATGACAAATATACGGAATTTATGAAAGACGGTGCCATTGATACGGCCGAGCGCAAGACTCTGGACGAGATGATAGCCGAAATTCAGAAAGCCGGTGTCGACATTGTGGATGCGGCTAACAAGCTTTTCCCCACTCTTGATACGGGAGCCATCAACCGTGCGGAAGAAGCCGCCCAGGAAGCGGAGAACGCCCGTAATGAAGCTGAGCAGGAATGGGAGTCGTTCTCTGATGGTATTCTGAATTCCTTGTGCGATATAGAGGCCACAGCGGAGGATATTTCCGATGACATGAGCGAATACATGCGCAAGGCTTTGATTAAGGCCATGTATGTGGAGAACTTCAAACCGCAGATGCAGAAGTGGTACAATGAGTGGAAAAAGGCCATGGGAGATGACGACTTGACTTCCGAAGAAAAGCAGCTCCTCGACTCCATGAAACAGACGATGGTTGACGACATGAAGAAAGAAGTTGATGCCATCAACCAGTTCTTTGGAACCATGTTTTCACAGCAGGCGAGTAGTAAGGGTTTTGAAGCCATGTCACAAGATACCGGCGAAGAACTTAACGGACGTTTTACAGCTTTGCAGGTTGCCGGGGAAGAAATAAAGAACCAGTCCATTCAACAGACCGGTTTACTTTCATCCATCAATGGCAAACTTTCATTGCTCAATCTTAGAAGCGGGGATGTCCCAGCTTTGTTATCTGGAACTCCTAATTTCGCAGATAGAGCCAAAGAGACAATAGCGAGCGGCTATCAGTCACAGGTACATGTTGTTTTCCCGACAGAGGACATAAAGGCATTGACCGATAAAGTCTCCAATATGGAAAGAATCGTAGATGAAATGAGAACATTCCAAGTAGAAGGTAACATGGACCGTAGAGATATACTTGAAAACTCTGTTATTCTTGCCAAGAATAGTCCGCGAATACTCGATAATACAAATGATATCAAGCAGGATATAAAGAATCTATAATAGTTATGGCAGAATTAATAATAAACGGAAGAGAAGCCCTAAAAGAGTGGGGTGTTAGAATGGGAGATAACTTTCTTGATGTACTGGGAGCACCGGTACCTCTGAAAGAGTTTATAGAGAATAAATCACGCTTGGAACATGGGAAACAAGTTCTTATGGATAACCCCAAGCTTGATGAGCGTGAGTTAACTCTTGTTTTTACAGTAGAAGGTGATTCTCCTGCCGATTATCAGGCAAAGAAAACTGCTTTTTATGAAGAACTTTACAAAGGTAAAATTGATATTCAGATTCCTGAGAACAGTAGTGATATTTATCATTTGCTGTATTTAGGAAAGAGCGTTTCTTATGCCCAAAGCTTAGACCGGACATTTGGGAAAATATCAGCCAAATTCTGTGAGTATAATCCATCTAACCGTGTTGTAGGCTAGAAATTTACGACATTAAATTCATTGTCGTGTATGGAAGCTCTAATTTTTAGGGCTTCTTTTTTTTATGTCCGACCTTTGTTTACATGATAGATATTAAGGACATACAAGGCAATACCCGCTTTTCAACTGGTATCAATCCCGGTGCAAAAGGCAAGTTCTCTTTAATGAAAGAGGACTATGTCGTACTACCTTTTAATACTCTGTCCCCAGTCGATTTCCAAGTAGGTGATTACGTTGACTTGCGTGGGGTACTCGATGCCTCCATGGGCGGTAAATTGGCAAAAATCTATCAGATTGTAGATATTCCCTATCCGACCTACAAGAACGGAGGCTACTCCTATGAACTTCGTTTTGACGCTTACTATTTCAAGTGGAAAACAAAGATATTCAAGTACACCCCGGAATACGGAGGACTGGAAGCGTCCTGGTCCCTTACCGCTTCACTGGATGTCCAGATGGGTGTATTCCTTCGCAATTTGAAAGCTCTTGGTTATAAATATGAGGGAAAAGACTTCGTGTTCTCCATTGACGATAGTGTCGAGAACTCCTCCAAATTGATGACCTATGACAATACCAACCTCATTGATGCTATGTTCAGCATGGCTGATAACTGGGGTTGTGATTGTTGGGTAACGGACCATGTCATCAACTTCGGACGCTGTGAGTTCTCCGACGCTGTTAAGATTGAACTTGGCAAGGAAGCCAAGGACATGAGCCGGAGTGACAGCAAGGGTACTTATGCCACAAGAATCTATGCGTTCGGTTCAACAAGAAACATCCCTACCAACTATCGCCCGGTAGACCGGACCACTGTTGTCAACGGTATCGTCCAGAAGCGCCTTATGCTTCCGGCAGGCACTCCATACGTGGATGCCCACGAGGGCTTGACCGATTTGGAAGCCATTGAAGCCGTTGTTGTATTCGACGACGTCTATCCCAAACGGGTGGGTGAAATCACCGGTGTAAGCTCTTATGAGAGCGAGGTAGATAATGAAGATGGTACAAAGACAAAAGCTACCTTCTACCGGTTCAAGGATTCAGGCATCAACTTCTCGAAGGAATACATCCTTGAAGGACATGAACTCAAAATCAGGTTCGAATCCGGCAAGCTCAACGGCATGGAGTTCGGTGCTGCCTTTAACCCTCTTGGTCTGACTGAGAAGAACGACGACGGCACATGGAATCCTGACGCCCAGCTTTGGGAGATTATCCGTAACGAGGACTACGGTAGACCCCTGCCGGATGAAGTGTTGTTTCCCGAAAAAGGTGACAGATATGTGCTGTCCGGCTGGAATGTCGGGAAGATAACTGAACTTGGGTTGGTGGCTGCTGCCGAAGAGGAACTGCTTGCCACTGCAAAGAAGTACGTGGCAAAGACCTGCATCGACGACGGCACCTATACGGCTACGCTCAACTCCATCTGGGTACACAAAGACCAAATAAATCACAGCTTTGACATAGGACAGCGCATCAACCTTGTCAATCCTGCCTACTTCAAGGACGGGCGCTTGTCCCGTGTCATCGGCTTTGAAATCAACCTCGACAAGCCTTACGATTCCCCGCAGTATACGATTGGCGAAAGCACCGCCTATTCCCGCCTTTCCGATATTGAAACGCAAGTCGAAGAGTTGACTTTTAAGGGACAGACCTTCACCGGTTCGGGAGGAAGCAACATCTATGTCATCAAGACCAACGACGCTACGGCCGCAAGCAACTTCAATGTATTCTCTGCTTTACGTACCCTAAGAATGTTCTTGAGAAAGGATGCAAGCGACGTAGCGGAGGAGGTTATCACATTCTTAAAAGGCCTTTTGATTGGCAAGAATGGCAGTGGTATTACCGTCCGTGAAGACGGTACTTCCCAAGCTGTCGTTGACCGTCTGTATGTGAAGATAAAGGCCGTCTTTGAAGAACTGCAGGTCAAGAAAGCCACCCATGTAGGCGGTGAACAGATAATCACCCATGCCGGTATGAAGTGCATCCGCGTGGAGGAACTGGAAGATGCCTACCGCTGCTATTTCCTTGCCGAGCAGGAAGGTGAAGCGATAGCAAACGAATTCAGTGTAGGCTCGCTGGCGCAAGCAAAGGAGTGCAACATCGTCGAAGGGACTACCCTGAACGCCTCCAACCGCTACTATTGGCGTGAGGTCATGGCTGTGGGACGTGACTATATTGACTTATCCAAGGCCATCTGTGATGAAGGTAGTGATATCCCCCAAGCAGGTGACGATATTATAGGATTGGGCCACCGTACAGATGTAGACCTTCAAAGCGCAATCGTGCTATCGTCTACCAACGAGACATCCCCGTCCATTACTTTCTACACCGGCATTGACGACTTCAACCTAACGGGGAAAGATGTAATCTCCTTCGGTGTTGACAAATCCACCAGGCATGCCTACATGAAAGTGTACGGTACTTCCTATATCGGCGCCCGTGATGAGAGCACTTACATCAAGTACACTCCGGAAGGTGGAGTAGAAATCAAAGGGCGATTCCTTACGATGGCCGGCGAGGACATCCTGACAATGTTCACTGTGATTGAGGGGCTTATCAAGTCTGAAATCTCATCCGTGCGTGATGAAATCAATGCCCTGAACAACTACTTGAACAATGCGTCTTTTGCCGCTGACATGCAGTACTGGACCGGTAGCAGCAACATACGCATCTTCCGAGTTGACGGCCGGCTGCTGTACTTCAACAGTAACTTCTATGCGAACAAGGAATCTTTCGCTAATATAGTAAGCGAACGCGCAAAGAATGTGCTGCGCCTTAAGAACAGCTATATCGAGCAGGTCAATTCAGACTTTTACCGCCATCCGGATTTCGAGACCTTCGACGGGCTCAAGCGCCCCCGGCAGTTCACCATCTCTTTCAAATATTTAGTGAAACGCCCCGGCACTCTTGCCTTCCATTTCAAGGATGAGAAGAAAGAAGGTTTTGAGGAATACACCCCGATTTCCTTTTCTAAGGACCTATATCCCGGTACCGAATTCAAACAGATGGAAATAACCGGCAAGTGGAACGGTACCGGTGATTTCCACATGTCTTTTACCGGTGACATGTACTTGTATGCACTTACGCTGACCGATGACGCTCTTGCTGACTTGCGGGAGGAGTTCAACATGCGTTTCGAACTCACAGACAAGAAGATTCAGGCGAACCTTGACGAAATCAGAAGTACGGCCGGCAAACTTGAAGAGTATCACAGTGAATTCCTGCTGACCGCGCGCAACCTTGAAGCGAAGTTCACGGAGGACCTGACGAATACTGAGAGTCGTATAACGCAAGAATACACCTCTGCCATCAACATCTCCGCCCGTGGTCTGAAAGCTGAATTCACGTCCGGTCTTGCAGGCCTTGAGACTGAAATCACCGAAGCATACAAGTCTGCCATTGACATATCTGCCCGCGGGCTTCGTGCGGACTTCAGTGCGTCTGTCTCTGACCTGGACGGCAAGCTGTCCGCCCATGCAGGCAGCTTTCATGTGACTGCCGAGAAGATAGAAAGCATGGTGAGCGCTACAAACAGCCTGAAGGGTACCGTGGAACAGCATACCTCGGCCATCAGCCAGACGGCCAGCCGTATAGACCAGTTCGTGCAGAAGATAACCTTTGATTCCAAAGGCAACATAACCAATATCGACAAAGCCGGTCTAGTTACAGAAGGCAATATTGCCACCATGTTTGCGGAAAAGGTCGACCCCAACGGTGATATCGTTAGGCGTGCTCAAATCAGCTCCTTCATAACGCAGGATGAAGCGGGGGATATCATATCCAATGCCACGATTCAGGCCGACCGGATAAACTTTACCGGCAAGACCATTATCAACGGGCGGTTTGTGGTCGATGCGGGCGGTAACCTTTTCCTCAATGACATTACCGCGAACAACCTTACTTTGAAAGGCAATATTTCAGGAATTGACGCCATACTTAATGATGTCGTGGCCAACAACCTGACATTGACGGGAATCATATCGGGCACCGATGCCACACTGAATGATATTACGGCCAGTAATCTCATATTGAAGGGTGACATATCCGGTGCGGATGCTGCCCTGAATGACATTACTGCCAATAACCTCACCTTGAAAGGGAGCATAACGGGCCGTGATGCCGTGTTGAATGACATTACGGCCAACAATCTTACCTTGACGGGGAACATTTCAGGCGCGGATGCTGTATTGAACGACATTACCGCGAACAACCTTATTCTGAAAGGCAATATCTCCGGTACGAATGCCGTCCTTAACGACATTACTGCCAATGGTACGATAAACGCCTCCGGCGGCCGGATAGGTGACTATCTGTACCTGCACGGTAATGGCATATCCACCAATCCTAAAGCGTTCGTGACCGACCTTACCGACGGAACCACGCAGTTCGAGCTCAGCAAGAGCTACTATCTGCATGCGATAGTGTCGGACGGAGGAGCCAATAGCATCCTGATAAGGCCCTACCAGACTATGGAAGCGGGCACAGTCAAAGGGGTGGTAACCATCTCTGCAACCATTCCGGGGCGCAATAGGGCCATACACGTATCTTCCGGCGAGAGCTATTTCGGTGGTGATGTGATAGTGGGGAAGATGTATGCTCCGTCCTCCGGGACTCTGGAAATTGCCGGGCCGCTGAAGACGCAAGGTGTATACCGGAATACTGACGTGATACTCTCTTCGGTTACAAGGTACAGCATTAAGGCGACCGACCACACACTGCTTTTTTACGGCAACTGTACTATATCCCTTCCGTCCTCTTCTGACGGGCATGAGATATGGATAATGCCGAACGGGAATACCATCAGTTTTCCTTCCGGTACGTTCGCGAACTCTTCCAGGACGAATATCAACGGGCGTGAATGGCATGTGATAAAACGGGTTTTGGGGAATTGGTATCTGTCATGGATGAGTATATAGAATAATTAAAATAGAAAGTATGAAAATCAACTTTAAGAAAATCGAGGCCCAGACCTCATTCGAAGGCGCCAAGCAGACCTTCGACGTAGCCGAAACGGTCGGCAATGAAATGATGTACAACGGAAGTATCCTTCTGGATATAGGCTTTGAAGACTTGGCACGGGAAATCTACTACTCGAAAGATGCGGTGGAAATCCCGGAACAGTATTGCAAGGCTCTTGAACTTGTGGTGAAGAACTCGCGGCTCATAGCTGCCGTGAAACGTGCGGTAATTAACCAACTGAACGTCATCCAGCCATCTTAAATCAATTCTGAAAATTATGGTATTGGAATCAAATCAGTTCAACCAGCTTGTAGAGGAGGTGAAGAAAGCCCTTCTTGTCGGCTCCCAAGGTGTGGGCGATGTGGAGATTGTCGATTCGCTGGCCGATATCGTGAGCCTGCCCGCCCTCCGTCTTGCCGGTATGGAAGAATCGGTGGTCGAGGCACCGCTTGAGTTGCTGTCTGCCCCTGCTGAGGAAGCTGCTGAGGAAGTGCGCAAAGCCGAAGCGGAGCGTGTCATAGTGGAGAACGCACGCAAGGAAGCTGAGAAATCCCGTGAAACGGCTGAGACAAAGCGTGCTTCATCTGAAAGTACCCGCGCATCTGCTGAAACTACGCGTATCAATGCCGAAAAGGAACGTGTGACAGCCGAAGGTCTCAGGAAAACGGCAGAGACAGAGCGAGGCAAAGCTGAAGCGGTCCGACAGACGTCTGAGACCGGACGGGCAACTGCCGAAACCGGCCGTGTTACTGCCGAAGGTAAACGTGTCAGCGCCGAGGAGGAACGTAAAAATGCTGAGACAGTGCGGGCCAACGCAGAGTCAACCCGACAGACAGCCGAAACGGGTCGTGTCAATGCTGAAACCGGTCGTGCTACAGCAGAAGGTAAGCGCGTTACTGCTGAGAATGCCCGAAGCACTGCTGAGGATACACGTAATAGTGCGGAAACTAACCGCCAAACAGCCGAAACCGGACGCGTAAATGCTGAAAGTGGCCGTGTAAATGCTGAAAGTACCCGTGTCACTGAATTTGCTGCCCTCAAGCAGGAATCGGAGACGGCTACTGCGAATGCTACTGATACGGCAGAACATCCGACCTACATCGGTGCAGACCACTATGTATACCAATGGGATAAGAGCGCTAAAGAATACGTTAAGACGGATATCTATGTGAAAGGCAAGCCGGGAGATACATTCACCCTTCTTGGACGTTACGATACGCTTGATGCCTTAAAGACTGCTGTACCTGACGGGTCAAACATCACTGGTTTCTATTCCGTTGGAACTGCATTGCCTTATACATATTATGCCTGGTATAACGGTGATTGGCAAAGTCAAGGACAATTGCAAGGTCCACAGGGCATGAAAGGTGATACCGGTGCCACAGGACCGCAAGGAGTAAAAGGTGATACTGGTGCTACCGGTCCTGCTGGTGCACAAGGAATACAAGGTCCAAAGGGCGATAAAGGAGACAAAGGTGATACGGGTGCAAAAGGCGCTACCGGTGCTACTGGTGCCACGGGTGCAGCAGGTGCAAGTGCCAGTATTACCGGTGCTACTGCTACGGTTGACGCCAACATCGGTACGCCCTCCGTGACCGTTTCTCTCGGTGGTACCGCATTGGCCAGAACCTTTTCCTTTGCTTTCAAGAACCTGAAGGGTGCTACCGGAGCTACTGGACCTAAAGGGGCGACTGGTGCGCAAGGACCACAAGGGCCGCAAGGTGTCGGTGACCCGACAGTCACCGGTGCGAATACGGTCACGACACTGGCCTCCCTGCCAATTTCCAAGAGAAGTATCACTGCAAGGTTGGGTTCTGCCACGAACATCAGCCTTGCTTCCGGAATGTCAGTGGGCAATGACTTGTATATCCGCTGCGTCGCATCGGCGGCATTCACACAGCCGATACCCAATACCGGCGCGTTCACTTCGATGTCCGGTACTTCAATCAGTGTTTCCGCTGGAGATATCTTTGAGATTAGTATCTGGTGCTATGCCGCTGGCGCCTATTCAATATCCGTAAAAACAAGGGACTAAGGTTTATGAGTGTATTAAAAAGACGAAGCAATAATATAAAGGACGGTCAGTATGTGATTGCATTCTCCGACAGTAGAGCCTTAATAGATATTTCCAAGGATTGTGGAATGACATGGACCAGAAGACAACCTTCCGACCTTCCTAATGTAAACGAATACTTTTTCAGCAACGATAGAACGAGGATTGCCATGTCCGGAGACGGCAGGCATATCTATTGCTCGTGCTATATGGCAAATGTGGGATTATTGCGTTCTACGGATTTTCTGGAGACGGCAGAACCTTTCAAGCCTGATAATTGCTATTCCGTATACTCGATAGCCTGCAACGGCAGGGGGAATCTGGTCGCTGTTGTGTGTCAGAATAGCAATAACAAATATGATTTGATGCTTTCCGGGGATTATGGGAAGACATGGCGGGTCTCCAATGGATTAAAAGACAATACCGTGCCTCTCATGGGGGTGGAAATGTCCCATTCCGGCAGATACGTAGTGGCATATGCGTCAAATTCTCCCTATTATACTACCCATGAGCTGTTTATATCTTCCGATTATGGAGAAACTTTCAGCAGTGAAATATTCAGGGGGCCTATCACAAAGATTGCCATTTCCGGTGACGGCAAATACATGTTGTGTTGCTGCAACAGGGAGAGTTCATCAAAGTTATACTATGCCTATTATTCCGGGGATTATGGGAAGACGTGGACTAAAATTACCGATTCGAGTTTCTCTGCCCGTACATTGGCCATATCCTATGACGGGAAATATATGGTTATAGAGGGAGGGTACTCTTATTCCGGTGCACGTATATCCGCCGATTACGGAAAAACCTGGGCATTGAAGCATTCCGTTATTGGCAATAGCTTTGCTTTGGGGCTTTCGTCTGACGGAAAGTATGCGATAGCACAGGAAAGTTCTTCTCCGTATCGTATGTTCAAATCTTCGGATTATCTGGGCTCATTTACTGAAATAAATACGGCACCGCTTACATCAGGTATTAGAGCGAATTACCGATTTATCATAATGAATAAAAATAGGCTTTAACAATAATGCAATATATACATATTTATTCAGAGGAGAAAGTTGTCCGTCTTGATTTTGAACTGGACGGAAACTATGAAGTGGGTACAACCTATGAGGATTACCTGAATGGAGCCTGGGTACCGTTGAATGTGGAACAAAAAACATTTTATGAAACCCATCCGGCAGCGTCTGCAAAGGAAATTCTTGAATGTGAATTAATCCCTCCCTATGAGCCGACTTTGGAGGGTGTGAAGAGCGCGAAGGTCAATGAAATTGCTGTTTACGACGGGTCCGATGCCGTGAATTCCTTTACGCTTGGCGGCAAGCGGATGTGGCTTGACAAGGATACGCGGGTAGGACTGGCAAACTCAATCACTATCGAGCAGGCTGCGGGCAAGGAGACAACCGTGCTGTGGTATGATACCGTGAAGTATGTAATCCCCATTCCTCTTGCCTTGCAGATGCTGGCCGCACTGGAACTGTATGCCCTGGAATGCTATAATGCCACGCAGGAACATCTGGCCGCGGTTATGGGACTTGCTACGAAAGAGGAGGTCGGAGCGTATGATTACACTTCCGGTTATCCTGAAAAATTAGTGTTCAACCTTTAAATTGATGGCTTATGATTTACTTATATTTTATGTCGCTGTTTTTGCTCACTATGTACATAATGTATGCGGTGAGAGTGTGCGGAGTGCCTTGGAGCTTGTCTGATACCTACTATCAGTTGAAGAAGCGGAATCGTCCGGCATGGCTGTTCCAGATAGCTATGATTGTTCCTGCCATGCTGCTTATGCCGGTGTGGATTGAATGCTCATCGGAGAACCTGCAATGTTTGGCATTTCTTGCTTGCGGTGGGCTGATGTTCGTCGGGACAGCCCCGCTGTTCAAGGAGGAATTTCAGAGCAAAGTACATTATGCAGGGACAGTAATAGCCGGATTAGCTACAATTCTTTGGGTTTGTCTCTCCGGTATGTGGTACTTGCCTGCGGTTGCTTTCCCGATAGCCGTTGTTATCATGTTGAGATACCGGAAATGGCTGTTCTGGGCGGAGATGGCAGCGTTTGCTTGTGCTTATGTGGGGGTGCTTATAATTTGTATCGATTGTTAAACCGGGAGAAATGGAAATGAATGATTGGATTATGTTGGTGACCGCACTCGGTGGCATCGAGGGCATCAAGCAGCTTGTTAAGTGGTGGATGTCGCGCAAGACCAATGCGCGTATTGAGGATGCCCATGCGGATGTTGAGGAGTTCAAGGCTTTACGGGAGTACAACGAGTTCCTGCAGAAGCAGCTTTCGGAGAAGGAACAGCGGTTTGTGGAGCAGACTGACCGGCTCCGTAAGGTGCAGGATGAATTGTTTACACTGAAGGAGACTAATTCTGACCTGAAACTGGAACTGGCGCTTAAACGGTGTGAGAGGAAGAAATGCGGTGACAGAGAACCGCAAAACGGCTACTGATTCGCGGAAAGGAAGGTGTTTCACAACGACTCCCTTTCCCTTAATACTACACAACTTAAAGTTTAAACAAAGGCGTTTGCAAATATATTGTATTTTTATGTAAAACCAAAAATCAAGGAGGAAAATAAGAATGGTGAATGTGTATAAATTAGCGCCGTGGATTCTCAAATGGGAAGGCGGTTTCGTGAATGACCCGGCAGACCTTGGAGGTGCTACGAATATGGGTGTGACTATCGGTACGTGGAAGTCATGCGGCTATGACAAGGACGGTGACGGTGATATAGACGTGGATGACTTGCATCTGCTTACCCGTGAGGATGTCGTTAACCGGGTGCTCAAGCCACATTATTGGGACAGATGGAAAGCTGACGAGATTAAATCGCAATCAGTTGCTAATATATTGGTTGATTGGGTGTGGGCATCCGGTGCACACGGAATAAAGATACCTCAACGCTTGCTTGGTGTTACTGTGGATGGAATAGTAGGTCCTAAGACACTCGCTGCGGTGAATGCCAGGAACCCGCGTGAGTTGTTCGACATGATTAAGATTGCACGGTTCGATTTCATCGAGGATATATGCCGCTCTCGTCCGGCGAACAATAAATTCAAACGGGGGTGGATGAATCGGATTAACGATTTAAGGTTTGAGGAATGAAAAAGTTACTGTGGATATTGGTTGTATTGCTGGCAATTGCTTGTGTGGCGGCTTGGTTTCGTCCGCACGAGCCTTTGTCGGCAGAAATACGTACCGAGACGAAGATAAAGACGGTTGTCAAGGTAGATACGATGCTTATCTCTGCACCGATGGCTGTGTTCTGGCGTTTCGTGCCGGATGATACGACACGGATAGGTGATACCTTGCTTCATCGTAAGCAAGTGGTATATAGAGACAGCTCGTATCAGGCTGTGGTGAGCGGATATGTAGACCCTCGGCTGGATAGTTTACAGATATTCCCAAGAACTGTGTATCAGACAGAGACGAATGACATTTACCATCCGGTGGTTGTCAAGCCGAAGAAAAAGCGGTGGGGATTAGGATTGCAGGCTGGTTATGGGTATCCGGGTGGTTTTTATGTCGGTGCCGGAGTTAGCTGGAATATTTTTATGTGGTGATTTTTTGTTATTCTGGAAAAATACCATTATATTTGTACCATTGTATTAGTATCATTGAATCGCAATATCTTTTTAGGAGGTATTGCGATTTTTTTTCGGCAATAATTTTATAAACTTTAAAAATGTATGATTTATGAACAAACTTGTTAGAAGTTCTGGCATTCAACTTTTAAGCCAAGAAGCAGCGAAAGAATTAGAGTACCAACAAAAAGTAGCTCTTGAGGCAGAGTTAAAAACATTAGATTATTCTAAAGACGGGAAAAGGATTTCTCAGATAATGGCAAGATTGGAGGCTATTAGAAAATTGAGTGAAAATCGTTACTGATGACTATTAAATCTGTTGCATATCGTCTTAGGAAATTTGTAGAAGGGGCGGCTTATTCAGCCGCCTTTATATTCATAAGCAATAATTCATATCTATTGTATGTGACATATCCCGGCTTTCGTCGGGATTTTTTTCATTTGGGCCCTTTCTTTTATAAAAATTCCCTCAAATCACGTAGGGAATTTCAGAAAAGCAGTTGTCTTTATAGTAGAATCCGGTATATAGTGTTAGTATAGTCCTTCTTTCAGCCATTGCAGTTTCTTTATACTGGATTTGCAGAATGTTCCAACATTGTGTGCTCTAATTGATTGTAGATATTGAAAGGAACATGCTGGACCTCAGCTTTTATGCGGCTGAGGTTTTGTCGAAGATAAAAGGACGTTGTTGAACGTGCGATGGAAATATGTGTTTAACCAAATTATTAGTTATGAAAAAAGAGTTTTGTATGGTAATTGCATTTGCTATGGCTTTAGCCGGGTTATTTATGCTTATGTTTATGTCATTTGATTAGTGAATGTCTGTTTGTTGACTGTTTTATAGAAGGGGCAGCTTATTCAGCTGCCTTGTTCCATTTCTCAGGAATTAAGTAATCCATATTGTGTAATTATTCCCCATGTGTGGTACTCAGTTCCACATATTTCCACACATAATTATTCCTTCTTGTTTTTATAATTTGCTGATGTATAATGTATTATGTACTGATGTACATCATGGCATATCGTTTGTTCTATAGTTAATACAAAAACTATATTTATTTACTTAAAACTTACGATTATGAAAAAAGTATTGGTAGCATTAGCAATGGTTATGGGATTAGGCAGTTCAGTAGCATTTGCTTACGTGGTTTCTGGAACACAGTCTGTAGAGCAAACTCAGCAAAATCCTCAGGATGAGTTCACAAAAGTGGAAGTAAAAGACTTGCCTCAGGCAGTTATGAATGTCTTGGCTAAGGACTATGAGGGGGCTGTAATAAAGGAGGCTTTCATTTCCGAGAAAGAAACCGGTAAGATTTATAAGGTTGTGTTGACCATCACCAAGGAAAATCAATCCACTGAAGAAGTGACGGTACTTCTGAATGAAAAAGGAGAAACTGTAGAATGAATGGAAACTCTGTAGTGGTTCGGCATCCATCTACAGAGATGATTTGAGATACTTTTATGTCTATCTCGTTAATGCGAAAGGGGCGGCTGAATAGTCGCTCTTTTTGTTTATATTGTAATAATAGTTCGTTTCTTTTTTGTCAGAAATTCCTATTATAGAGGGTTGTTTTATACAAAATAATGTTTATATTTGTATTCTAATCCCTATTGTATTATGAATGACAAACAACAACTTCTAATTGATTGTATTTCCCTTCTTCCCGTTATAGGCATTCTGGTTTTGATAACTGTTGCCAATGACCAGCTTGTTACTATGGTTGCTGCCTATGTGCTTTGCGGAGAACTCTTATGTGTATTGGTTAGCAGGATATTAAATTTGTACTATATTGATGTGGCTTTTGTTTGGTTGGGTGGGATTATGCTTTGGCTGTGGTATTGGCTCTGGTTGGAGTCAAGCCATGTAGTGATGGAGATTGTGGAAAGGACAGTTGAATGAATCGCTTCTTTTTCAGTAAAAAATCCCCGTAGCTGCTCAACTACGGGGATGGTGTCAAATAACAGAGTATCAATATGAGATACTAAGTGAGCCTATTCCATTACAGATAAATCATTGTCAACTTCATACTGGTTACAGCCAAAAGCCGCACACATTAAAATAAAACGTTCTTTTATACCTAATCCAGTATATCTGTCTACGGCTCCACTGCCTTTTGCATGAAGTCCTGCTGCGTATTTATCTATCTGAACTTTATTCATTAAATCTACATGAGTTTTACGGGCAAGTTTACTGCTTGCAATCTCATATATGGATTTGTACTCATTTGTTTCCAATGCCGCACTAAACATTGCCACTTTCCGGCTAATCTCACAGTATTCAAGTAGTTTTTTTATTTGATAATTGTACCCGGTTTCACCATTGCCATCAGGATAATAGGGTAACAAAGCATTGCTTGGTAGCCTACCTTTATACTTCATAATAATATCATAAGCAATACGAATGATGGGAGTTTTTATCTCAGTGCGTATAAGTCCATCCTTGTGTGTTTTTTGAGGTAAATAATGAATGTAAGGTATTCCTTCTTCAATGCTGATATTATCAAAAGTGAATCGTCTGAAATCACCTATACGGCAACCGAAACAACATTGAACAACGAATACATCTTTTACTCGCTGCAATGTTTCGGGACATTCTTTGTGGACAACTTCATTGAATTCTGTTTTGGTGAGAAAGAAAGGCTCGTCATATTGTTGCTTCATAATGGACTCTTTTTCTTTTCCTATCTTGCGGAAAGGAGATACGGGAATAACATCATTACTTTCAAGCTCCACCATAAATGCTTGTAACAATAAAAGTTTCTCAGCAATTGTATTCTGGCTTCTTTCCTTTGATGGCGTATTCCGCTTATTCATTTCTGCGTACAGTTCTGGAAATTTTTCAACCAGAGTGTATTCTCTGCGTAGAAAATCACGAAAATTTAGAATATGTTCCTTGTTGAATTTATTGACCGGCAACCCGTCAATGCCATTGATAATGAGGAATCGAGTCAGTTCCCTTATCACTACATCGTAATGTTTCTTTCTGCCGGGACCTATTACACCTGCATTTAGCCATCCGTCAACATAGCGTTGGAACATACTACACATGGATTCCTCTTCACTGCTGATGTTGTATTTTTCAGGATGTAAGTGCTGGTCTATTAAGATTTCCAGTTTTTCACTGGTTAATTCTTTGTTGCTCCCATAAATGGATAAAATTAGATTCTTCCGTTCTTCAATAGATGTGTTAAATGATGTTCTTATGTCTAACTTTATAATACTTTTAGCCTTGTATTTTTCAGTCTTGGCATCCCAAAGAGTAGGAGAGACCATAATATCTGATTTGTGGAATAACTGTACATTGCGTCCATCAGATAATCGAAATCTGACATTTACTTCTTTATCTTTCTTCCCAGTTCTTATAAATGCTTTTACTGTAGTCATATATTCTCTGTTATATCGGTTGTGCAAATATACATAAATTGCACAACTCAGTTCAAATATTGCACAACATAATGCAATGGCATGCAA